GGGCAATCAGCGTAACCATCGCCGTTAACATCAAATGGAACTCCGTCCTCGGCAGCAAGAATTACTCGATCACCAGACCAATACGCTTGATTCGCAAGCGAAATGCTCCCAACATTCAACCTGGCAGGCGTTAGCGCCATCGCATTGGGTATTTCCCTGCTAATTTCGAGGACGCCGCCGCTGCCTAAGACTGCCATTAGTAAGTACCAGTGGGCTTGCCGGTAAACGTGAACGAAACTGGAACGCTAACCAAATCTCCAACGCTTACGCTAGTGCCAGCCTGAGTGATCAGGGCATCGCCAGTGAGAGTTCCATCTGTTGTAGAAGTATCGAGAACGATCGAGATACTATTAGTGTTTGAAGTGTCGGCAAGGAGTCGGTTAATGATGGCTCTGGTTGCTGTATCGGCAGAGTCATAGAGCAGGGTTCCGCTACCTGTCGTTCCACGAATTCCGTACGCATAGGTACGGTCAAGTTCTCCGATACCCGTAGTCTCAAGGGCATCCCTGTCAAAGGTAACTGAGACATCACGAACTTTCGCGATGGCAACCCCGTCAAGTCGAAGTTCAGCAGTAGCCCCTGTTTTTACAGCCATGACTTAAATCTTTTAACTCATTCTAAGCTCAGCCGTAAGACTTACGCCTACATTCGATAATCCCGGTGCAATACTTTCGACCCGAGGCGGAGATCCCTCGGTAAAGCACCAGATCAGCCCAGCGCCTGTCGCACTGGAATCGAGCCACAACTTGAGAGACGAATCGGCACCGTTGAATATTATGTCTGGCAGCGTAAGACTATCAACAGAACCCTTAGCGCTGTTGTAAGCGCTAAGGATCGCAGAAGTATTAGTGTCACTGATATTGTTAAACTGCAAATTCAATGTTGCACGACTTGGCCTGCTGCCCCATAGCCTCCGAGTAATCACACCAGACTGTGATGTTTCAGTAGTTGTCTGCCACGCTGGTGCGACAAAACTGCGACTAGTTGGTTGAATCTCAGGGAATGCAGTAGCCATCAGCCTTCAATCACCCAATTGCTAGCAGTGTCAAAACCATCAGCCACTTGCAAAACTCCAGAGCTGTTTACTGGCATGTGCAATGCCTCTATTGTAAATGTTCCATCATCCGTTGGCGAAATTCGCTCAATCTGGTAAACCCGGATCTGTGTGCTCGGCAGCTTGACCGTAAAAACGACACCAACTGGCGAAGCAGTCTTGCCACCGCTGCTAACGGTTAATGTCGCGTCAGCAGGGGGTGTGCCTTCGGTACCGTCCCAAGCCACCACGTTGTATGTGCCGTCCGCGAGAGCCTTTGTGCTTACAAGTGCGCCCTCGGGTGTTACAACACCGTTGTTGAACTCGTCATACTCGGTTTCGTCCATCGCAACTTTTATGTAATCGCCTGGAGCAAGGCTTGAGACCACGGCGTCATGCGTGGTCGCGAAAGAAATCGTATGCGTTGGAATGCGGCGCATACGAATCAGGAACTTAGCCGCATCAATAGCGTGCTCTCTGCTTGTGCAGAAATCACTCACATCAACCTGTTCTGTTGGATCGGTCTCAGACGATTCAGGTACATCCTCACGCACCAAGACTTCACGCACGACAGGAAAAAGCCCAAGGCTATTCAAGTCGGTAGATGGGCGCTCCTCGCGATACTTGACTGAGATTTGAATTGGATCACGATCTTCTGGATCGAAGTATTGGAGCTGGAAGCTATCTTCCGCAATATTACCAGCCGTAAACAGCCCAGCGATTGGCGCAGTTACCTGCAAGCTGGAACCGCTGATGGGCAGAGCAGTATTTAGAAAATACTTGCCATCAGATTCTCCAAATTGCAGCAGGTGCGTTGCGGAAAGATCAGCAGCAAACTGACGTATATTAATTGGCTCGGCAATAGCAGCATCGTAGAAATACTTTCGGGCTTGGCACCATTGGGCTGCAGCGGTAAACGATGCCTCGTCGATCATGTCAGCCTTAATAAACGAACCAGCGCCATATCTAGTGTTGGTCAGCAGGTCGTAAAGCACCTCGGGGAAAAGATGAGTGGCACCAGTAGTTCCACCAGAAAGAGGTAACAGATTGCATACTTTGCCTCCTGTCACGTAAGTGGAGAACTGTGTAAACTGCTGGAACTCTGCTGATGAACGAATATTGATGCCCACCAAAGCCAAGTCGTCATACAAAGGCGCAGTCGCGTTTGGCACGATCTCGTTTACATAAACGATTTCGTGCTCGGGGCCTGAGTCTGCTGAACTTTTAATTTCTGAGTAAACAAAAGCCTCTGCCAACTTTCCGTAATTATCAATATAGCTGGGATCGTCAACCAAAGGCAATCCGCTATATTCTGGTTCGACATTGGGATTAGTTGATTCGTCGTAAGTGTATGTCTCATCTAATGATTCATCTGTTTCTCCAAAAACAATCGAAAAATTATCAGAGTTAAGAGATATTGATTCTCCGTTGAAGACGACTGTAACGCCGTTTTCAGAAACAGGATTTATGAGAGGCAGCCTGCTTTCTAATATGTATAAAACAGCATTTGCGCCATAAAAATTATTCCTTACTTCAAAACCAGAAAGAGGTTGAAATTCAAACTCTCTTTGCTTTACGTCAGAAAACTCAAAACGGATATAATTAAAAGCAGACTGCTGTGTTTCGCTTCGCACCCCAAAGGCATTATTTAAAGTAGTCCAAGACAAACCGCCAGATTCTTTGTATCTAACCTTAAAGAATGAGTACCTTTGCACCGAAGAGCTTATTACGCCGCTTTGATAAAACTTGTTAACAATATTATCTGGCGGATTGTTCTCGAAGGGCTCGCAGAAATTTTCATCAGCAAATTTGTAAGTTTTTGTATCCCTAAAGTTGCAAAGATTATTTATGCGTATCCCTAGGTTTGACCTGAGTCCAATTTCTACGATAGAGCAAGGGCGAGAATTTGCTATGTTACCTCTTGAATAACGCAAAATATGTCCTCCCGTCGTTGCTTTTTCGCGAGGGTTGGAATCTCCTGGTTCATTACCAATAATGACCGCTTCTTGTGTTAAATGATTTACTGAGAAAGATTTTACCCGACCTGGTTCTACTACTTCAAATGTAAATGTTACGGTTTGCCCGAATGAAGTATTTCCGTTGAAATCGGCTTCTGAAGAAAAAGGAGAAGCTGTATCGCGATTTGTGCAAACACAAAGAGCACTTCCGATTTTGTAAATCTCACCAACTACCAGCCTGTCATCCCAAGTCTTTTGCAACGAAGCAACCGCACTGCTTACGTCTTTAGCTTCTGCGTCGTCTGCGTCAACATCAGAGTATTGGTCAAATGTGACCCCAAAATCACTCTGCTTGAAAAGCCTGTATTTAATTGTATCTCCAACAACAACATCAGAAAAAGTTCCTTGATCGCTGCCTTCTATGTTGTTGACTTCAAATATTCCTGAAAATGTTGAAAATTCTGCCCTATATTTATCGCGAGTATTCATTGCCGTATTATCAACCGGGCATTTAACGTTTACTTGATTTGTACTTGATCCTGGACCCGTTTGACTGCGCACCCCTGGTCGAACTATTGGATTAACCTTATACATAAGGTCATTGCCTATTAGCGAATAAACACCAAAAGAAGTTTGAGTGCTTGGGCGAGAAGATGAGCAAAAATCAGTTCTGTTTTGACCGCCATAGAAAACGCGAAAAATGTCTTCGTTGCTGTTTGTTGTTTCTATTCGTCCAACGACACGATCACCACCGATTATTCGGCCTCCATCACCGCTAAAGTAAATAGCAACGCGAGAACCTGCTTCACTTGCTGAATTGGTATCAAACAAATATCCGCTTAAAGTGTTGGATCCGATTGCAAAATTTGTTGGGTCGATCGAATTTATATTCGATTCACCTAGAATAAAAACACCTCTTAGTAGCTGCCCAATACCAAGGCTAAGGATTTGATTCCAAACCATCGGAGTGTTAATCCGAATCCCGCCGTAGGTTGTTCCAGATATTTCTTCTCTTTTTGCGTAAACAATCGGAATTGTGCTGCCAAGTGTGGCGATGTCTTGCTGGCTATCAAAACCAAATCTTGGCGCAAAACTTGTATTACGAATTATTGGGTCTGTAGTCTGCTGCTGTTGCCTAGGTTGCCCTGGTGCTTGCCCCACCTGAGGTATGCTCGGCTTTAGCAAAGCTGATACCGCCAACGCACCAAGACCGATGACGATGTTGACAATGGCAAGAACGGTAGCGACCTCAGCTACAACCGCAGGCTGCGGACCTTCGGCTGCGCGTTTTCGCACCTCAATCTGAAAATGCCTGTACTGCTCTTCAGTCAGACCAAGAATGTCGGCAAGGTAGCGATCAGAAGGCAGCATCATTTGAATTTCCTAAATTCCAGTTTTTTACAGCGATCTAAAGGTAGCCACTGGACGCCGCGTCGATGATGGACATAAAGTAAACCGCCGTCAACAACAATGT